CCAAACCGCACAGCAAGCCGCGCACAAACTAAGCCAAAACTTTCATAGGGGGGTAACCATGTCCCGACCACGCAAGCCAGTTGAACAACATCTCCGCGACGGGACGTATCGCCCTGGCCGTCACAGCGGCGGCTCTCTGCCTGTTGAGATCCCCGCTATGCCACCGGACCTGTCGCCGACCGCGCAAGGGGCATGGAACACGATCACGCAAGGGCTGGAACAGGCCGGGCTGGTCTCTAACGTCGATGGTGCGGCCTTACGGCTCTTGTGCGAGTCCTGGGAGACTTACCTCGAAGCGGGCGACGATGTACGCCGTAACGGCATCCTGACGCCCTTCACGAACAAATCCGGGGCGACCAACAAAGTCGTGAATCCAGCTATGCGGGTTCGCAACGATGCATGGAAGCAAATTTACTCCATGCTACGTCAGTTCGGCCTGACACCATCGTCACGCAATGGCCTGTCTGTCACCGAGCGCACCGACGACGGCGATAGCCTCGCGGACATTCTCGGCTTCCCCATCAACTAAGGCGAGCACATGACCGGCGAACCATGCCCACATTGCCAGCAAGGTCACATCGTGGTCTACAAGTCGCGCCGATCCCGGTGCGGCAACTGGCAGACGCAATATCTGGCCTGTTGGCTGTGCCATGCCAAGCCCGACCCCTGCAAGCGGGTGGTGCCAGCCAAGCCGCCACAGACCCGGTGTACCAGACTGGTACACACTTCGACCGATACCGTCTTCCCCATCTCTTCAAATCCCGGAGAATAGATCCATCATGAAAACAAACATCGACCTCGACCAACCGCGAACGATCCCGCAATCGTTCCTGGACGCGCATTACTGCCAATCGCACGTGATGCACGCCCTGGAGATGCAGGAGCCAGAGTTTTGGGCCGCCTACGTCGCGGGCCTGATCCCGCGCGGCGTGTCGCTGATGGCACTTACCGGAGTTCCTCTGATCGTGTGGCCCAAGTCGCTACTCGATGAGTGGAACGCCAACGGACGCCAGCCCGAAGCTGGCACACTGGAGCTGCAAAGTCAAGTTCTGCATTCCCTGATGGAAGCCTTTGAGGCTGACGGCGTGCAGTTCCCCACGATCACCCCGGACCAATGGAACTAAGAATGGCATCGACCCTGATCCAAGCGAAGCAAGAGTACAGCAACAAGTGCGACCGTCTCCGTGACATCTCCAGTGAACTGCAAGCGATGCTCGACAGCAATGGTCAAATGAACGCGGCTGATACCGCGATTGCTGACGAGTTGAGCGCCGAAGCAGATGCGTTGACCGCTGAAGTGAAAGACCTGCGGACCCGCTTTCCCGCATGCGTTCGCGTGACTCAATCCATGTTGCACGTTTCACCATCGCGACGACGCGGCAATCCCTACGCTGCCACCAGTAAGGTGGTCGGCGATCCGGCCGACTATTGCCAGTTGCATGGTCTCAAAGCCAGCGACCTTGACGACGGCGGCTTCCAGTCGTTTGGCGAGTTCTTATCAGTGTTCGGCAGCGGCATGCTCGATAATCGCATCGTCGGCATGCGTGCGGCAGCTGCCACCAATTTCTCCGCAGCGGGCGGCGCGCTGGTGCCTGAAAAGTTCCTCGCCGAGTCCCTGCATCCGGCGGGCGAAGCTGAATTGATCATGCCTCGCGCACGCACTTTCAGCATGAATGAGGGCACGTTGCGTATCAGCACGCTGGACAATCTCAGCAATGCCGATGGCGAAATGTACGGCGGCTTTTCGGCTCAATGGGTTCCTGAGGGCGAGGAGTTCACCGAAATGACCCCCGAGACGTCGGGACTGCGGCTGCATCGCAAAAAATTGGGCTTGTTCACGGTCGCCAGCAACGAACTGATTTCCGATAGCCAATATGAACAGCAGTTGGTTCCCGCGCTGCAGAGTGCGATCAGCGACTTCCGGGACTATGCGTTCCTGACTGGCGATGGTGTCGGCAAGCCGATGGGCATTCTCAACGACGTTGCCATGATCACCGTGGACAAGGAATCCGGTCAAGCGGCCGACAGCTTGGTGATTGCCAACCTCGACAAAATGTACGCTCGCCTGCATCCGCGACTGGTGCGGAACGCGGCATGGTACGTCAACCCGACCGCGATTCCGCAACTGTTGGCATTGGTGCGGGCGACCGGCACTTCCGGGACTGTGGTTCCGGTTCTGAACGAGGCATCGGGTTCGTTCAGCATGTACGGCTTGCCGGTTCTCTTGACCAGCAAGCTGCCGGTTCTCGGAGACGCGGGCGACATCTTGCTTGCCGACGTGAGTCAATACGCCATCGGCATGGGTCGCGGCATCGTGATCGACCGTTCCGAGCATGTCCGCTTCCAGCGCGATCAAACCGCATGGCGTGCCGTGTGGCGTGGTGATGGTGTCGGCCGATGGCGTTCCGTCTACACGCCGCGAAATGGTGATACTCAATCGTGGTGCGTCAAGCTCGCCGCGCGTGCGTAACATTCAGCCTGTGGCATCGCGTGACCTGCCAAAGTCTCAACGCGGTGTCACAGTTTTCGGGGCGGCTCGGTGGTTTGGTGTTCCGCCGAGTCGCCCTGTTTTCTTACACCGAGGTCTCGCCCATGATCTGCCCGACCTGCCAGCAAGATTGTGCCACAGCCCTGACCTGTGAACCCTCACGCCTGCTGCGGGAACAGCAAGGCGCGACATTCCGAGCGACTGCCCACGAAGGGCCGGGAAGCTGTCCCGAGTGCGGGGTGTTCGTCAACGGCATTCACCATGCGTTTTGCGGGCTGATGATTCCGCACCGCATCGTCTGCCCTGGCTGCGATCACCACGACGCCACGAACGAAGTGCTGTTCGGCTTCGATCCGTTTTGCGGTGAAACGCCTGTCGACCCCGGCTTCACTGATGAAGATTGGCGGGCCTTTATCAGCACGGGGGCGAAATGATGACCGCGACCCTGGCCCTGCCGAAAGTTCTCCGCACGATCAGCGGATATTGTGTCGAGTGGCATCATGTCTACAGCAGCGGCCTGTACGCTGAAGACCACGCCAACAAGTTCACGTTCCTGCCGGGTTCGTTCAACCGATGCCTGTCGCGGGGTGGTGACATCAAGCTGACGCAAGACCTCGACAGCGTGACCATATTCGCAAGTATCGCCGATGGCACGCTGCGGTTGGTCTCTGACGAAGTCGGCCTGTTGGTTGAAGCCGATCTGCTCGACTCGCCAGTGAATCGCGTGCTCTGTCAACAAATCGACGCGGGCAAGATTCGCGGCTGGTCTCACAAGTTCTCGCCCTTCATGGCACGCTGCCATCGGCGAACCGAAAACGGCGTGAAGTTCACCGACTACGTGCATGCCGAGTTGGAAGAACTGGCGTTAGTCATTCGCAAAGTGCCACGAGCCAAGAGCCGTATAACGCCGGTGTTCCTCAGCGGTGGCCCAAAAGGAATCTAACCATGTGCTGTCCCGAACCTCCAACATGCTGCCCCTGTGACGATCTGCCGGGGAATATGTACCTATCCGCGACTGACGGAACGCTGACGGGCACCAAGGCCAGTTGCGGTGCATTCCCTGATGGGAGATACACCATCGGCGGCGGGTTCCTGTGCGGTGCAACGTGGTTCACGGGCATCGCGTTCTGCACCGATGGCGTATGGACTGTTCAGCTCACGTCGATGCTGGGCGTGGTCAGTTCATTCAACCTGTCTTGGGATGGCGATTGCGAGACCCTCATCATGACCGGCAGTCTCGGCGGGTGTGCTCTCACCTTCTCCCCGTGACTTCAAACGTGGGTCACCAAGCGGGATTTTGACGGCACGTGTTTTAACAATCTGGTCCCCATGCTGATCGACCAACACGAAGTCCCGATAGCACAGCCACAACTCATTTGCGGCGGCGTTACCGACGAGGATTAGACCGATGATGATTGCCACGGGCTTAAACACTCAACGGCTCCAAGAACTCGCGAACTGTCCCGATGATATGACCCCTGAACGCTGTGAAAAGATTCGCCACAAAATCGAGCGACTGTCACAACGGTTAAACGCGGTGGCGTGCCGAAAGGATCACAACTCGGGGTCTGCCCGCATTCCCGGAATCACCCTCGATCTGCCACGCTGCAAGTCGCGCGGCCTGGGTGACAGCGTTGCCAAGTTCACGGAAGCTACCGGCATTGCCAAGGTGGTCAAAGCGGTCAGCAAGGCAACCGGCATTCCATGCGGCTGCGGAAAGCGGCAAGAGGCACTCAATCGGTTGGTGCCGTACCAGTAACAAACAGTCGCTCACTGAGTGATCCAGTGAGACTACTCCGAGTGACATCGATCAGAAAACGACCGCACCAGTTGAAGCAAGGG